AGCTCTGGCAGAGACAGGAATGAGGGAATCTTCCTCATGATCTGATTGTAAAGACGGTCTGTGTGGTTAGACCGAATCATCTGTGTTACTTGGAGATCGTAAAGTACCTGAACAGCCTCATCGCGATCGTCTCCAAGAGTCTGTTCGTATGCCTCTGGCGTTCCTTCTGACCATTTGCTGATTGTGTTGAAATCAATCTCGTCACCTATTGTCACTACTTCATGCGGCTTAAACTTACTGATAAAACTAACTAGATTTTTAACTGCGTGTCTATCGTGGAACGGAACCTGTAGGTCGCTCACTATGACTATGCGCTTCATTTAATCCTCGTCGTCATCATCCTCGTAGGGTATGCGATCCACGCGGTCGGGGATCGATGGCAGAATCCAGTCAGGGTAAGCGTCTCGATCAGCAATAATTGCTAGGCATAAATCAACTGCAAAACCTGCTCGCCTTAGTGCGCGGTACATCTCATGCAGGCTGATTGCCCATGCATCTAACTGTGAATAAGTATCGAGATCGATGACTTTCTTTCGTGCCATGTCAAAAATTATCGCTCTAGAAGTATGTTGTAGATCTCATCGACACGCGTATTGAGTCTCTTAATTTCAGATAGCAAGTGAGTGATGACGTAACCTGCAAGGCCACCGATCACGGCAAGGCTTGCAAAATAAAGCGTAATGAAGTCAGTTGTGTTCACTTCTTCTCCACGGTATCTACTGCGGCCTCGATGGCATCTACAACGATATCTGCAACGGCCTTCTTAGCGCGGTATGACTTGATCGCAGTACGAAGCACCGGGATCGCTATGAGTCCAAGAGTTGCATAGATAATTGCTTCCATTATTTACCACCTATCATCGGGATATTGAACCAAGTAGAGTCTTCATCGCCCTTGATAGTAAAGCTGACATGCGCATGGTGATTATGCTTATTGATCCCATCATAAGGACGCCAAGCCCAAGCCTTCTTAGCTGAGGCGATCTTGCCATCGAATATGATGTAACTGATTCTTTTATCGCCAGACTTTGCTGCGACTCGAATCTGATCAACCAAGTCAGGCATGACATCGGGCTTCCTGCCTTTGCCTGCAAGGTCGCGGTCAATGTCGATGGCACGAACCCATCCTTGTGCATCTGGATTATGATCAGACTTGCGCGCAGCGTGTCTTGTATCGCCGATCCAACCGTCCGAAGTTCGATCTCGACCGGGGAATGCATCATCGATCTGTTCACGAAGCTGAATTGCGGATTTGCTCAAACGCGGCTTCACAGGTTGCACACTCCCATCGCTTCAATTCGTTTAATGTCAATTCTGGATGATCACATGGCATTGGTGCGATAAATGCATCATCGATCGGATCGTAGGTATAGCCAATACCTGCATAGTTATAGCGAATGTTCCCGTTATAGCTTGTGCGCTTGCAGACTTGACCTCTAACCTCTGAGTAAGCCTGTTCCCAATCGGTTATGCCATCAACTACTTCATCTTCATCGCGGCCAGTAATGACTTCTGTGACGATGTTATTTTCATCAAGGAATGCATAGTGAGCCATTAGATAGTCACCAATCCTGTTCCTGCCGTGAATGTGTAAACTTTGTAACCTGTTGGAGTAGTTTTTGCATAAGTAAGAGTGCCAGGGATACTTGCTAAATCTGCGAATGTATCTGGATAACGAATTACAACGATTCCTGAACCGCCGTTACCGCCATTCTTTGCGCCAGTTGATCCGCCGCCTTGTGATACTCCACCGCCGCCTGCACCAAAGTTTTGTGATCCAGCAGTCGCGTTAGCGTTTCTTGCACCTGCTCCACCACCGCCTGTGCCTCCTGCACCTGCTGTTCCTCCTGCTGAATACTCAGGAGCACCGCCACCACCGCCACCGTATGTCACGGATGAACCAGAGATCGATGTCGCTACGCCATTACCACCGTTACCGCCGTTGCTGCCTGTGTTATTGCTTCCGACTGCGCCAGCACCACCGCCACCGCCTTGACCTAGTGTCGAACCATTACCACCTGCAAAACCCTGATTAGTAGTGCGTGCGCCTCCGTTGCTACCAAAACCGCCACCACCGCCAGAACCGCCAGAACTGCCGTCAGCGTAATAACCTCCACCGCCACCGCCAGTTGAAGTGACTGATCCTAAAACTGAATTACTGCCGTTATTACCTTGTGCAGCACCTGATGGAGCTGCGCCGCCTGCACCGACTGTAACTGTGATTGAAGACCCACCTGTAACTGCTAGGGCAGACTCCAGAGAACCACCACCACCAGTTGCTGTAACTGTGCAACGAAAACCACCAGCGCCACCAGCGCCACCGCCTGCATCGCTACCAGCACCGACTGAGTTACCAGAGCCTCCACCTGCTAGAACCAAATAATCTAATGAGGTTGGTGCAGATAATTGAGGTGATCCTCGTAATATCCCGACAATGTTGTTAAGCATTATCCAATGGCTCCAACGACATACCAGGTATCTGTTGCAGTTTTAATGCAGGCCGCGCTTCGATATTGACCTAAAGTAGGTTGAGCAAGTGTTGCGCCAGCAGACAAAATAGTCGTTGTTCCCGAAGTTACTGCTTTGATGGTGCAAGTGCCTGCGCCTTTATTTAAGACAGTTAAGACAGTACCAACAGGGTAAGCCACAGATGCGTTAGTAGGAATAGTAAAATTGACCGCAGTGGCCTTGTTCATGGGAATTAATACTTGATACTGGTCGGCTGAAACAGGCGTATAATCTGCAGTCTGGTCAGCTTTGACCTCAAAGCTCACTAGTCCGTTGTAGTCGGCGGCGGTGAAAATGTCGCCTGTTGATGCTGGAAAGCCTGTTGCCATGATTTTTCTCCTAGTATCCCATTATGGATTGTCCGATTATACCGTAAGTCGATGATCCTACAATGAATCCTTCGACTATAGGCTCAAGTGTTGTTACTGTGCATTTCATACTGTTAGGGGTGATATCCCATGCCAATCCCTGCACCTGCAAAGTCTTGACGATTGTCGAGCCGTCTGGCTGGACGTTGGTGATCTTTACATTATCAAAGTAATCGAGGCCGATCATTGTGTCAGTCGGCACATTTGTATCCAATAGATCGACAGTCATGGCATCGATGCGAATAGTTGTCTCAGCTCTAGTTGCTACATAAATCTTGGCAATATCTAGGACTTGAGCATCCGTCTGAGGGATCATGTCTGTGACGGTTGTGCCATGAGGGAAATACCGAGCTGATGAATCAACGTTTACTGCAGTTTGTGCCGTGCCACCAATACGGGTCATGCTGGCTTGGTTAATGATGAGCTTGTCATCAAAGGCATAGCGAAGGTCTGAGTAAGGAATGCCAGTTGTCTGGTTAAACTCGATGGGCGTAGCAGCAAGGGAACCTACGACGTCATTACGATCCTTGAATTCAGCCGTTCCATCCGTACGGATGAAGAATGCGCCCTGCTCTGCGAACTCTGCTGCCTTGAGAGCTGCTAAGGATGATCGAGATGTCCCCGGGTCTGCCTGGACTGTGGTCGATCCTGTATCAGTAATTCTCATCGATGTAGGAAATGAGACCTGATCTAAAATCTTGGTAATGCGTGTGCCAGTTGTCTGGCCTGCAGTTGCATCGGTTACTGTTGAAACGTTAGCCATCTGAAATAGACGGAATGCATCTGAGCAGACGATATCAACGTAGCCAATCTCTTGACCTGTTGGATAGTAATACTTGTATGAATCGACATACCCTGAAAATAGAAAATGCTGAGTCGTAGGGGTCGTGGCTGCCACACGAATCTTGCGAAGCGGAGTCAGGTATCCAAAATAAGGACTGGATGTATTCTGAGGGTTGAAGTAAGAGTCAGGATCTAAGACTCGAACTGTGCAATTGCCTGCCTCATAGGTATCACGCATGATGTTACGGCCACGGCTGATCTTGATTGATCGAGTAACGCTACTGAGATCAACTACTGGATCGGGCACTTCTGTCGATGCGAACTGTGATACGCCGATAACGCCGTTGATAGGGTCGCCAATAGTAAACGGATAGCCGAATGTAGCGCCTTGGCTAAAGTCGAAC